CATCACCTAGCTAAAGAGCCTCCGATTGAGGCATACCCAGCAACGTCAACCCAGCTATCAACGTGATTTGGGTTTTCCTTGATGCGAGCAATCTTTAGCAGGAGCATCATGGCGCAGACGTCTTGAGACGTGATTTGATGTTCGAGAAACTCGCTCCACAGCTTGGCGATAGTCTCGAAGCTATCTTCTGCCTCGCCGTGCGTGGCCGCTCTGTCCTTTGTGACGTATTCGTTGGCAAGCTCCAGTATCTCTGTCCGCGTCACGACCGAGCCTCCACAGGCCTGTTCTCTTGGTCTTGGTATTTCCCGTCACCGTAAGATGCTGGCTCCTCAATGCGATGGAAGATGGCTTGAGCTATGCCGACGCCTGCCGGAATGTGGAGTGGCTTCCAGCCGTGATAAACAAGTTCCAGCGTGAGCCATCCACGCCAGTCAGGTTCGATCACGGTATTGAACACAGACAAGCCTCGCCGCGCCCATGTGGACTTGTCGTGGACAATCGCCACCATGTCCTTTGGCATCTCGAAACGCTCAAGGGTGCTGGCGAGGGCGAAACGCTTGAGCGGGTGCAGAGTGATAGATTGTTTGATCCGCAGATCATATCCGGCCTCGGAAAGCCCGTATGATACGCCGCCCTCGCGTATCTTCTCAGCCTCCATAGGCTTGAGTGGTTTTGCCGCGTATAGGCGCATTCCATTACAGATCATTGGTTTTTAAATCCTTCAGTCAGAACTGGATGCACGATGCAGAGCGTGATGCGGATTTGGTCGTATGGCGGCTTTGAGCGGCGCATCTTGTCGGCGCACTTCCTTGCCTCATACTCAGCCAGCGGGCCGCCGAGGGCCTTGCAGTCAAACTCTGTCTCGATCACCGAGAAGTCGGAAGAGCGGCGGGCGTAGACGCTGTAGAAGCGCAGGACGCCATCATCTGCGGGGCCGATGCGGGCAACGTCACTCATCACTTCTCTCCTTTCAGTTCTAACACAACTTCTTTTGCTACTTTCCACAAAGCCCTGTCGGAGAACTCTACCACAAGATTAGCAAGCTCCATTGCCTTCGCCAGCTTGGCCTCCAGTTCCCCCGCATAAGCCTCGGCATCATTGGCATCCTTCTCTGCTGCCCAAAGCAGTTCTTTCAGACCTTGGATGCGGTCATTTGCCTTCGCCAGCTTGGCCTCCAGTTCTTCGATGCGTCCCTTGCAGTCGATGCAGGTGTCCACCAGTCGATGCGTGAGGCCAATCATTTGTTTGTCGGTCAGCGCTGACCGCCCTTCAGGCAGTTTTGCCATTGGTACCTCCCATCCGCTGGAAACGATCATCATAGGCTTGGATTACTAGGTCGCGCAGGAACTCTCCGAGGCTGATGTAACCGTCGCGTCCGATCTGCCTAACCACCCATTGCAGCGTCTCGCGGTCGAGGTCAGTCACGGCGTCAATGGACCTACCAAGGTTAATGCCGCGCTTGCAGAAGTAGTTTCGGGCGCTGTCGCGGTCGCTGCCAAGGCGGCGCTCTGTTTTTGTCGAGCCGTCCTTGTTGAAGTAGATGTTTAGATCGCCCTTGGCTCTGGCGCGGGCCAGCGTCTTGCTGATTACTGATACGCTGAGATGCGGCATCATCTCGTTAATCGCCTTCGGTGCTTTGCCCTCCTTGGCGAGCCGGATGATCTCAAGCGTTTGTGGTGCATATGGCATTGTATTCCTCTCTTGCTGTGCTATCGTTCGTGCGGGCATGGCCGATCCTCCCCAGCCATGCCTGCTCTTGTGCAAGGACTTCCTCTCCCTGCCTGCCCTCGGCGCATCTCACGCCGGGGGCATTTTTATATCTCATGCCCTGCCTGACGCAGGCGTGTGACGAATGAACTGAGTGCGATCCTCGCGTACTGCGCTGTGTGCTTCGCCCACGGATCGTCGCCCTTGATGGCCTCCTCCTGCGCCCTGTCTGCCTGCTGTCGCAGCCACGCCAGCGTTGCTTTATCTTCTCTGCTTAGTTCCATGCTCCACCTCAAACATATGCTCGATGATGATATCCACGGCGGCTTCGGCGATATTGTTATAGCCATCATCCGCCACCTTCTCGACAAACTCAGCAATCATCTCTTCGCTCATGCCAGCGATCATTTGATGTCCTAGCCTGCCAATGGCGATGTGGTTTCTCTTTGCGATCATCTCCAAGAACCGCTGCTTGCTGGTGGTCATCCGCCCCCAAGTCGTGATGTGCGGGATCTTGCCCTCCCGGCGGGCGCGCTGGATTACGTTATAAACCTGGCTGTAGGTTACGTTGCCCATGCGCTGCACGATCTCAATCGGTGCCATGCGCTCCTCGCTTACCATGCGTAGGATCTCGGCGGTGTGCGGGTTTCTCTTCATGGTCTCGCCTTCGGTCGTAAAGATGTTTCGGGTGCCAGCGGCCTTGTCGGCTCGTCAGGCTCGATCAGGACGCACTGCACGTCCATGATGGTTTCCATAAGACGCTGCTCGGCCACGAAGGCGTCGCAGGCGTCGGTGGTGGCAAAGGCGACGAAGGCAACCCAGATCATTTTATTCCCTCCACCATTTGAATGCGTTCTCCAATCCAGCGCATAACAGGCACCGCCATGCTGTTGCCCATCGCTTTGTATCTGGGTGTATCTGCGGCGCTTTTGCCGCGGTATGGGATTAACGTGTAATCATCAGGGAAGCCTTGCAGTCGCTCACATTCGCGCGGGGTTAGGCGGCGGACAGTTGCGCCACACTGAACCGCAGGTGTTTTACTTTTGTCCAGCGTGGGGGCGACGTGCGTAGATACGCTATCGCCTTGTGATGCACTGTTTTGCGCCCCAAATACTATAGGGAATGTTTCTGTTTCAAAGTCATAGCGCTGACCAATGCCGCGTGTAAGGCACTTGGCAACGTCTTCCCGCGCTTCTCGGCTCGGTGCAGGATGCCCCGACAAGCTGCTGCGCTCAAAAAGAACCGCTGCGGCACGTCGCCATCCTCCAAGACATCCGACAACGAACACACGGCGGCGGCGCTGGGCCACTCCGAAGTATTGAGCGTCAAGCACTCGGTAGGCGAACCCATACCCGAGTTTGCCCAGCGCCCCAAGGAAGGTTCCAAAATCCCGTCCTCTGTTTGAAGACAAGACGCCGGGGACGTTCTCCCAAACCAGCCAGCGGGCGCTGCATCGTGCAGCGATGGCAAGATAGGTGAGCATGAGATTTCCGCGCGGGTCATCAAGTCCTCCGCGAAGTCCCATGACTGAGAAGGATTGGCATGGGGTTCCTCCGACAAGAAGGTCAATTGGGTCATCAGTCCACTCCTTGAATTTTGTCATGTCGCCGAGGTTTGGCACCTCTGGATAGTGATGCGCCAACACGGCGCTTGGGAATTTCTCAATCTCGCTGAACCATTGCGGTTCCCACCCTAGCGGGTGCCACGCAACAGTCGCGGCCTCTACGCCGCTGCACACGCTGCCATATCTCACAGCAAGCCTCCCAACAGCATCATGTAGGTCATGCCAAAGATTGCCACGATGCAAACAAGGTCTCCGAGGATGTCACGAATTCGCATTGGTTGCCTCCAGCTTGGCTTTCAGGTCGTCCAGATCGGCGCGGCGGTCGATGATGCGCTCAGACAGGCGGGCCAGTTCTGCCGACGTGCTGCCGAGGCGGGTGCCGCGAGCGTTCGCCTTGGCATAATCTGCCAGCGCCATGGTGAGGCGGGCCTCTGCCGCTTCTATCTCGCGCTTCAGTTGGCGCGCCGACTTCGGCCAGTCTGCAGGGCGGTATCCGGCAAGGTATGCCTCAATCAGGCGGACCATGCGCGGCGCTGGCCTGCGATGCTTGGAGCGGTGCGGCTCCATCTCCATGCGTCGGACGCTGTCTGCGTCGGTGTCGAGGAGCGTGGCTATCGCCGACAGCGAGATGCCGAGTGACTGCCGAGCGGCTTTGAGTTCGATGTGGTTCATTTCTGTCTCCCAGAATAGGCGGGGCCGAAGCCCCTGTTGTTAATCCGAAAGGCGGCTCAAAAACATTCCGCCCGCTTTTAATGATGCGATGGTCTCATGGAACCCAGTGGACATATAAAGCATCCAGCCGCGATCACCGTTTGCGTAATCAACGCCATACATCCACTCCACACCGCCAATATCAGCGTTGCGGAAGAAGCGGGTGCGCCGACCGAATGCAGCGCCGTTGTCGTGGTAGATGTCTTTGTCGTATGCCATTGTCAGTCTCCTTGTGGCGGGACATCGTGTCCCTGTGAGATAAGAGGTAATGGACAGCCAAGCGACATTCAAGACTTTTTTGCGTGTTGACCGCATATTTTTTTCATGTATTTTGCAGGTGATCGAAACAGGAGGATCACATGGAGAAGAACTATAAAACTATCGGCGTGCAGTGCGATCAGGATCAGCTTGCCTTGATCGAAGTCGCTGCCGCCGAGATGGCGATGCCTGTCAGCACATGGATGCGCTCTGTGTGCATTCGAGAGGCCAAGGCAATGGGGCTGCACCTGAAGCAGCCGCAGGTGGATTGATTACCACAGCCGCCGTTTTGCGCAGACCAAATAGTCTCCTTCAAATAGGACCAGAGACACATCGTCTCTGGTCCATTTGTTTTGCCTGATCCATGCCGCGGCCTCGGCCTTGCTCGTCTCACTGTCGCCGCCAAAGAAGCCCACAACAGGACCGGGCGGGCGCGGCTTCTTCGG